CACAGGCTCATCCCAAACATGCATAACAATATGTGAAGTTTCAATAATAGCCGCAACGGTTAAGCCTCTATTTCCCGGTATATCTAAATATTTTGCAAAAGGACCAACGAGAGGTTTCATGTTTATGAAAGTAATAAAATCCCTTAGCCACGCTATACTTTTACTTTCATCTTTAGGAGGATTCATTGCCTCTGCACGGACAATAAGATGCTTGTGTACTAAAAGACTATTCTCCATGCTAACCTCCTATATTAGCAACGCCAGCGTCTTCTCGCTGCACAAATTCTTTTATCTGGTGTCTTACTGCAATTTACATTATGCATCTTCATTTGACCTGCTGATCTTGCACAATAAGATTTTCTTCTTGCTGATCTTTTAGGTCCTGGATTTTTTTCTGTAACTGCAGTTTTTAATTTAGAACCAGGGTTCATTCTTCGGTATGCTTTTACACCTGCTGGTGTCATACCCGCACCAGACTTTGTAGATCTATAATATTTACCTGATCTACGAGGCATTCCACCTTTTTTTAAAAGTATAGGGCTTGTGCCTTTAGTCTGTGCGCCCATTCTGTTCATTAGTATGAAGGTCCTGGTCCTGAATATTTATCAGTCAACAATGTCACCGCAGCAACTGTATCAAATGTAGAAACATAAATACCTTTTGGAAAAAGAATACCGTCTTCTGGTAATGAAAAATTAACAACATCTCCAGCAGGAACATCCGCTGTAAATAAAGCAGCCCCCGCTTGTGAGGTTGTTGTTAAAGTTACTTTTCCTGCATTTGTTGCATCAGTATTAGATATAATAATTCCTCTTAATCTAACGCCTGGCGCTACGATTGCGTTGGTTGTAGCAGCCTCAAATCTTGTAGCCTGTATGTCGCTTTTGTAACTCATTTTAGCTCCTTATTAAGGGCTCCCGAAGGAGCCCTAGTTAAATTATGCGTCAGCGAATGGAGTCACGTTTGCATCAGAAGTTGAAGTACCTACTAATTCACCTTCTACTTGATAAACGTTATCTGCCACTGCTGTAACTTTAATCACACTACCTTTTTTACCACCTTTAACATCACCATCTAAAGTGATTACGTCATTAGTGGCAGCTGGAACGAATGAAGATACTGCTCCAGTAGTAGCGTTAGTTGAAACTGTATTTACTTTACCAATAAATTTATCAGTTCCGTCAGTTTTGATATCTAAGTCAGTTGCATCAGCAGTTAAAACGAAAGTGAATGATGCACCTAAGTTGTTTGCTGAATTTAAACCGTTCTCATCAGTTGTACCGGCTGCTGCCGCACTGATTGTCGGTAAAGTTAATTTTCCATCAGTATCTGATCCGATACCAAGGACTCTGCCAGCGTGATCCGCAACAGTTACTGCACCTGATGTAAGAGTTTCTACCATTCCTACACCTGCGCCGATGAAACCATTAATAGATTTTACTGGACCTGTAAAAGTAGTTTGTGCCATATTTAGCTCCTAGTTATTTGAATACAGTCTCTAGGTCGTCGACTATACGCGTCTGTATCCAAAGTTAATTTTGTATAGTGAATATATATTACATAAAAAAAGGGGCGAAGTAAACTCCGCCCCTTTATTGGTGAGGTGTAATTAAATATTACGCAGCACCTGGAGAACCGAAGATTCCTCTAGGGTCAGAGAAGCCGAAGCTGTATCTTTCTCTAGCTTTAAATCTCATGTTTCCAGTGTCAAAATCACCTTCCATCGCAGTTCTTAATGGTGCTCTTACGAAATGTTTAAGACCATTAGGTGCGTCAGTCATGATGAAGAAAGCATCAGTATCAGTCAAGAAATGATTGATTCTGTAACCTTCTGGAATCATGCCCATGTTTTGGATCGCGTTGATATCGTTATCAGCAGTACCAACTCTTAATGGTGATTTTAAGATTCTCTCAGCAGTAAATTGTAATTCTTTTGGAATAATCAATTTTCTACCTTGAGTAGCGATTTTTAGTCCTCTTTCATCAACGAAAGCCGCAATATCAATTAACGACTGTTCTAATGATGTTTCAGATAAGTCCGCAGGAGTTGCTAACTCGTTTCTGAATGTTCCTCCACTTACAAGTGGGTGATCAGTAGCTAATAATGCTTTACCGTCTCCTCCATTTGCAACGTCGAAACCATTGTTCAAGACAGCAGCAGCTTTCACTTGTTTAGTGTTAGCCATTGATCTTGCCAATGCTCTTGTGTAACGAGCAGCTAATCTGTCATACAGGTTATCTTCAACCGCTTCTTCAGTAACCGCAAATGCTAAAGCGATAGTTTCATGCGTATATCTTGCTGTGAAACTTTCTTTTGCATCGTCGAATACTACTGCACTACCTTCATTTTTAGTAGGTGCAGATCCGAAGCCAGATAACATCACTTCTTCTTCAAAAGCTCTGTCTGAAGATTCTGTAGTGAAGATTTCTGCGTGTTCGTTTTCGTATCTGTCATACTCCAGGCCAAATAAGGCATTCAAACCTGGTTCTAGTTCTTTAACTAGCTGTGCTCTACTTATAGCCATGTTTTATCTCCTTATCTATTACCCGTTAATCCCTGCAACACCGCCTTTGTATTGGTGTGCATTGATTCTAACAAGTACGTTTACGTTAGATGTTGTTTGATCACTGTTGTCAGGGTCTTGAGAAATATCAATAGCCTGTAATACAAAAGTAGACGAAGAGTCTGCTTCTGATACATCTAATGCATTTCTTGAACTGCCTGAAGCAGTGTCACCAGTCCCAACTGCGATTTTGTAGTTCGCAAATAAGTCAGAATTCGCAAAACTTTCATCTGCCTTAATTTCGTAAACCACATTTGGGTCATCAATTACGTTTGCAATTATATCATTCGCACTTACTGTGCCAGGATAGTAATTTTTAAACGTAGGTTTTTGAGTTGTCGGGTCAGTGTAGAAGACACCGTTAAAAACTCCAACCACAGGGTTAGTAGTTGCACCCGCAACAATGATAGTACCATTGTCACTTGCAGCAACTAAGTCGCCTTGGAATATTGCAGTACCGTAGTTCTTCAATATTCTGTATCTGTTTTGTGAGTTATTAAACGGAGTACCTCCTAGCATTCTGCTCGGTCTCAATCCAAAGTTTCCACTTTGATTTGCCATAGTTTTTCTCCTAGTTAGTGTTTAGTTTAATAACCCTTTGGTGATCACTAAAAAATTACTTCTTAGATCCACCACCGAAGGTTACTCGAGATTGCCTTTCAATATTGATAGGCATCTCAGGTCGTTGCTCCTTCATTAAATCATGATCAACCGCGTCCATCTGACCTTTGGTCTTGGTTCTAAAATAATCTTTGCGCGATTCCACAATTTCTTCAGGTATCCTAGCCAACAATAGGCCTCCAACCCCAACTACGCCTGCGTTTTTTCCTTCGCTGATAACAGGATAATCATTAGGTCCAATTTGCTTTTCAAGCTCATCAGCTCTAACGAGTTCCCATCCTTCCCTGAGTTTTTTAGACATGTTTCCAGTGTCTTGATAACCCATAGATTCAGCTCTCAGCCATCGGTGTTTAAAACCCGCTGGCGGCGGAGGCGCATCTAGACTTGACGGTGGAGTCCAGGGCTTGTGTCTAACATCTTTAGATCTTTGCTCTGACTCGCGCGAAACCTTATTTACTTTTTTTTCCATATATAGCTCCTTTTTAATTTTTTACGTATTTCGCGTATTCTTCAGGTGGCACCCCTAATCTTTTAGCGATAACCAACTGTGACTTGGTGAGTTTCACAGTCCTGCGTCCATTTTGGTTTCTAACAGCAGAAGCAACAGTCTGGACGGGTTTCTTTTGCTCCTGTTTAACACTCTCAACTTCCTGTGCAGGTTGTTGAGTATTAGCAAACTTCTGAGGGAAATATTCTCCCAGACGTTTATCTAATTCATTATAGTACGCATCACTATCTCCTGCAATACCCTCGCTTTTAATCTGCTTGTCTATTTCTAGAGCAGCGTTGGTCATTACCGGATCCTGCATAAACCACTCATTTTTCTCAGCCCAAGCCACTGCTTTTGGAGAAGCCTGAATTTCAGGTTCTGGGCTTGGTTCTGGTTGTGATTTAATTCTTTCAGCTTCTTGCTCTCGCATATACTTCGTATTAGACAGTCTTTCTTTCTCAATACTTAACTGAACTAATCTTTGATTTGCTTTAGCAATCGCAGACGCATCTTGAGATTCTATTGCTGTTTGCAATTCTCTTGATGCATCTACTTCATCTGAAGAGATACGTGCTTCAAACTCTTTTAGATAATTATCTTCTAGTTTTGGAAATCTTTTTTCAAGATCTTCCATTTTCTTTTGAAGACCTTTAGCATAGTTGAGAGCAGCTTTTTCTCTTCTTTGAGACTCTCTCCAATTTCTAGTTAATTCTCCAATTCTAGTTTGAACATTATCTGAATATTTTTTTAAATCTTGTTTTGGCTCTTCAGTTTTTTCTTCTGAAGTGTCCTCTGCAAGTTCTACATCAACTTTATCGTCTTTGTGTTGATTAACAGCTGTACCATCTGGTTCAACTTCATATTTTGGTATTACAGGTTCTTTAGATTCTTC